CGGGCGATGTGAAGTAAGAGCCACCTGGGTTTTGGTTTCCATCTGAATTGCACATCGTGTATTCCTGCAGCGCATATTGACTCTTCCCAGATCTCACAGTTATATGACGTGATGTCGTGTTGATGTTTACCACCCTGTAGACCTCGTCTGCCCAATCAAACCTCCAAAAACCATGGATCCATATTCCCGAAGCCACTGCAGATGTCCAACGGCTCACCACGCTGTCGTAGGAGGCTGGATATTCAAAAATTCCATCGACGAATGGTGCGCCTGATGGAGTTGTGGAGGAATTTTCTGTCCAAACAGCTGCTGCATAGATCCCTGATGTGCCACGTTCGACAACCGATTCGACATATGCTAAGTCTTCAGATGTATATCCGTTTCTTTCAGGGGTGACAATGTTGGGCCACCTGGCAACTGTCATCCTCTTGTCGTTGAAGAACAACTCGGGTATTGCGGGCAGGTCGGTAACGTACCCAACACTACTGCCATTGCCCCCTCCATTCCATACACTTGGCGGCGTGAATCCCAAGTCAAAACTGCTGAGATCAGCGACCATGATGTTGGGGCGGACATCGGGTTTTATCTTGTTCCACACAGTGGCGTCTTGAGTCTCATTGAGTGGTCGGAATGCCGAGGGGCTGATCTTTTCTGAGCCTGTGATCACCACCTCTTCGTTGCCATAGGCTTTGTACACTATCTTTTTGCCCGCCCTGCCGCTGTCGTCCTGATTCAGGTAGAAGACGGGATTTGCAAGGGTGCCAAGCATCTTGTACTCGCCACCGCGTATGAGAATGTGGATCTCTTTCCCGCTGGTGTCTTGACGGGCAAGAGTTGCTGCCTTTGACAGTGTCTTCACGGGGGAGCCGATGGTTCCACTGTTGGTATCATTGCCGTCTTTCACTGAAACATAGTAGAGCGAATGGTTGCTGGCGCTTGAAGTTTCGGTTCCTCCAACTGCAGCTGCATATATCACCATGCCGTGGCAACCAGAGATGGTCGTGACGCCACCAAAAGGATCTCTGCCAATATTTTTCACAACGCAGCCATCCACAACGACATTTGAAGACGATGTGTATATGTTCAACCCAACAGATCCGCCAACCGGATGCCTGGACGAGTCGTTGGACTGCACAATCGGGCTCTCTGAGCCAACTGTCGTATTCAGGGTGAGATCTGTGGTGGTGTTGTAGGGAATCCTTCTGGTATACATGTTTACGAACTGGCAACTTCTTATGGTTATCCTTCCACGCCCCTGTATGCCAGACCCACTTTGCGTGCCTCCGTATTGGTCTTGAATCAGCAAGCCGTTTCCGGCCCTGTTGTCCCCATCAATTTTCAAACCCTCTATGAGAAGATCTCCTCCCCCATTGACCAACATTATCATGGTTGACACCTGACTCATCGAGTATGGGGTGGCCGCGTTGAGCTGGTCGAGAGCAAGAACCGGATTGGGCAACTGGAAACCACACTTGATGGTGGCTCCATGACCAAATATCCTGGTACCCCTTCCTGAGGGCTTGCTGGGGTTGTCTAAAGACACCACAACCTGCCTTGGGTCGGCAACACCCCCAGATGGATCCGCAACTTGCTGCGCCACCGTCCTCCTGACACTGTTCAGCATGTAAACACCAGGTGGGAAATACAGCGTTCTTGATGGACTGTCAATACCTCCGAGGGCTTCAAGTGCAGCCACGATGGCAAGTCTGTCATCTGTCGATCCATCGCCTTTTGCCCCGAAATCCTTGACGGATATGAAGTCGCCAAGCCTCTGGCTGATCGACCTTCTGACAACCCCTGCCCTTGCGGTCATTGGGAGGTCTGCATTGACGAGAGGCCTGATGATGTCAATCTGACCGTCTCTTCTTATGTTTTCTGGTCTGTGGTCTCCAGAGCCATTATCCGTCAGTTCTTCTGGCATGCTGCCTCCATCAACCGAATCCAAAGAGGGTGAAAATTCTGGGTTGAGTGGTGGAGCTGGCAGAATCAAGATTGTTCGCTATATTCACATGTGAGCATTTCGTTGTGCTCAGCGCTCCAGCCTCTATGGCTTCTAAATCATATTCAAGAGTAATGTATATCAGCAATCTACCGGCGTCCGGATATGGACGAGCCTGCGATGCCGTCGTATCTACAAGGGTTGGGTGTATGTCTATTTGGTATCCTGGCTGACCACTTACGGGCGTCGCGGTGGTTCGACCAATCGGTATAACCTTGTTGCCATCGGTGGTGAACATCATGCTGGCATTGATGTTGAAGTTCGAGGTGAGCATGAAGGTTCTTCCACGTATGTCGAATCCTCTGGCCGGGAATTTATAGGCGCTGCCTAGGGGGTAGGGACCATCTGCGCCGCCGCCGCTGTTGAGTCTCGGAGAAGATTGGACAGACACCACCCCTCCTTCAGCAGAGGGATCTCCGAAAGATGACATTCGTGTGACGCAATTGCTGCTAGAGCCCGATCGTGAATGGAATGGCAAGCCTATTCCCACATTATCCCTTGCGGAAACATTGGCAAAATATGGCACTATTACGCCCGCATTGTACACGGAGCCTGCCGATGTTGTTGGTGTTGGATTCACAAAGTGCTTGACAACTTGTGGAGCGGTGCCCGAGTGAACATTTCCTCTCAAAACTATCGAGTTCACCGAGAAGGATCCACCTTGTCCTGCGAGAAATGCGTTTTCAATCTGGTTACACATGTTCTCACAAAAATTCCAATAGCATTCAGGTGCAGCACTTGCGCTGGTGCGGGACGTAATCCATGAAAAATACTTCATGGCGCCCAGACCAACCACCTTGTTGCCAACGACGGTTCCCATCAAGACTTTCTTTTTGGGATTGGGGAAGTTGATGTCTTCAGAACCGTCAAGAAAGCAACCAATCTTGCCCATACCCGGGTCAACATTGTTGAAAACATGATTATCCCTCACGGTAATTGCCCTGATCCGAGGACTTCCAGTGTAGAAGCTTATGACTGTTCCGGAACTCTTCGCAGGCCCTGACCAACCGCTGTCGTTCTCGTCCCAGAATGGGTTGCCATCCCCCATTCTGTTGCCTGAAGCATCTTTGGCTTCTTCAAAATGAAATATGTTGTTTGAACATATCCCACAACCGGTCTCGAAGTTGAACCTGGTTCCACCACCCAAGATGGGCTTGACGTACAGATGGCTTGTGTTGCCTGTTGCGACAGTCTCATCGTTTTGTATCCTGATGTCTCTGCCTCGACAATTTACAAAACTGCACCCAACGATGGAGGCCGATGTCCTGACATAGTCTCTCGTTGTTTCCTCTAACCCGTTGGGATCTGGCTGACCTCCGAAAATCTTGAGACCATCGCAGTCAACATTCCTTGATCTCTTTACGTTGTCTAGCCATGTGACCCATCCACCATCTACCGGCCATTGAACTGCCGTGTCAACATCGGCTGGTTCTTCACTGGTGATGTTTGAGAAGTGGCAGTTGGTGACGCTCACACACCGTGGAGGATAGTAGGTGACGGTACCCGATTCGGTTGTGCCAAATGACTGTATTATGATCCCGCAACTGCCATAGACCAAGGGTGTTCCTGCACCCCTCTCCCTGCTGATGTCGGCGACCACGCAACCGTCCACCACGACAGACTTGCAGCAGCAATAGATCGTCATTCCAGTTGCTTCACCTGTCGCGATGTTCTCATGAGTACTCCCTTGACCATCCGATCGGGTGGGAAGTTGGGACAGGTCTGCAGAGCCAGTTCTCTTTTTGAATCCACGCAGAAATCTGCAGCTCCTGACGGTGATCTCTCCCCTGCCGTATGGGTCATTAGAATTGTTTACAGGGTGACCTGATCCATCGTTGATTCTGCAGCAGTATATGGCCAAGTTGTTGCCGTCAAAAGTCAGCCCCTCAAGCAGGGTGAATCCCCCCTGAGTGTTGAGCAGAAATAAAGTTTCTATCTGTGTGCCCCTTGGACTCCCTGACGGCGGGTTCCAGTCGCATCGTATGGTCGCGCCCTCGCCCAAAATAAAAATGTCCTTGCCAAGCGCCACAGTTGCATTGATGCAGTGACTCCATGTGGTCGTACCTTGACCACCAGGCGTCCTCATGCTGTACACGCCTTGCGGGAAGAACAGGGTTCCTCCTGTGGCGCCAACGGCATTCATGGCAGCCTGGATGGCAGCCCTGTCGTCAGTCAGGCCATCGCCAACCGCACCATAGTCCTTCACCGATATGAAGTCTCTGATTTTCCCATCTATCTGCCTTGCAACTGCCCCTGCCGCCGGGGCCGCAGGGGTGACAGTGGGCAGGTCAGCGTTGGTGAGCGGAACCGTGTAGTCGAGACCAGATATCCTAACGCTATCAGGCATCTGTCTTCCTCCACATCTTTTCGCGCTTGATCATCCTGCTCACTATGGGGTTATCAAAATGTCTTTCTTCTAAAGCTTTCTGAAACATATCCAGACCACCCAGATCAACACGCTTGTCCGTGATGATGAGTCTGATCAAATCACTCATTATAAATTCACCACGATGAAATCCCAAATCTTGAAAGAAAAGGGACAATTCACCCTCTGAACGACTTTTTAAAACATTTATCACCCATTCCGCCTTCATCCCAACGGTGGCATTGGGGTGGCGTACTGCAGTCCATCGAACCGTCGTGCTATCATCTTTCGATGCCTTCATCAGCACTTCAGTGGTTGCATTGCGATTGGATGCTGCAGCCACTCGAACGCCGTCATACCCATCTTCCAACGCCTTCATCAAGACTTCAGCGGTTGCATTGCGGTGGCCTGCTGCCTCCTCTCGAACAAGGGGTCTCTCATTCCCCAACGCCTTCATCAAGACTTCAGCGGTTGCATTGGGGTGGCTTGCTGCCTGCCAGGGAAGATCGGTAAAATCTTCCAATGCCTTCATCAAGACTTCAGCGGTTGCATTGGGGTGGATTGCTGCGTTCGCACGAACCCTCCAATCCGTATCTTCCAACGCCTTCATCAAGACTTCAGCGGTTGCATTGGGGTGGATTGCTGCGTTCGCACGAACCCTCCAATCCGTATCTTCCAACGCCTTCATCAAGACTTCAGGGGTGGCATTCGGATCATCTTCCATGGCAATCTTATGACCACCGAGCCCCAGTGTTGTCCCGTCATGTGTACCCGATGCGTGATGAAACCTATATCCCTGACGAGACAGTCCCTCCCAATGGGGGGTCTTCTCCTCTCCAGTGAGGCCATGTGTGCTAGACTTGGCCTGTCTGTACCAGCCAACAAGATCAGGCATCTGTCTTCCTCTTATTCTTTTCGATCCCTATCATCCTGCTCACTATGGGGTTATCAAAATGACTTTCTTTTACAGCTTTCTGAAACAGATCCAGTTCACCCAAACCAACACGCTTGTCCGTGATGATGAGTCTGATCAAATCACTCATTATAAATTCACCACGATGAAATTCCAACTGTCGAAAGAAAAGGTACAATTCACCCTCTGAACGACTTTTTAAAACATTTATCACCCATTCCGCCTTCATCCCAACGGTGGTATTGGGGTGGTATACTGCAGACATTTGAATATTTATGTGCTCATTTTTTAGCGCCTTCATCAGCACTTCAGTGGTTGCATTGCGGTTGGATGCTGCAGCCGCCTGAACACAGTAACTCATATCTTCCAACGCCTTCATCAAGACTTCAGCGGTTGCATTGCGATTGGATGCTGCAGCCGTTCGAATACCCGAATCAATATCTTCCAACGCCATCATCAGGACTTCAGTGGTTGCTCTGCGGTTGAATGCTGCCTGCCAGCGAACATGGGGATCCCTATCTTCCAACGCCTTCATCAAGACTTCAGGGGTGGCAGTCAGAATTTCTGCTGTAGTCTGTCGAATCGTTGCGCTCTCATCTTCCAATGCCTTCATCAGCACTTCAGTGGTGGCATTGGAGTTGCGTGCTGCATGGAAGCGAACCGACAAATCACTATCTCCCAACGCCTCCATCAAGACTTCAGGAGTGGCATTGCGGTGGGATGCTGCCCTTCGGCGAACATATTCATCTTCGTGTCCCAATGCCTCTATGAGCACATGTTCGGAGGCATTGGGAGGCAAATATGCGGCTGCAGCAAGTAATCGCGCTGGATCATCTTCCATAGCAATCTTATGACCACAGAGCCCAAGTGTTTCTCCGTCATGTGTGCCAAGCTTGGCCTGTCTGTACCAGCCAACAAGATCAGGCATCTGTCTTCCTCCACATCTTTTCGCGCTTGATCATCCTGCTCACTATGGGGTTGTCAAACTTATAATCTTGTACAGCTTCCTGAAACATATCCAGACCACCCAGATCAACACGCTTGTCCGTGATGATGAGTCTGATCAAATCACTCATTATAAATTCACCACGATTAAATTCCAAATCTTGAAAGAAAGCGAATATTTCACTCCTTGAACGACTTTTTAAAGCATTTATCACCCATTCCGCCTTAATCCCAGCGGTGGCATTGCGGTGGCATGCTGCAGTCCATCGAACCGTCGTGCTATCATCTTTCGATGCCTTCATCAGCACTTCAGTGGTTGCATTGCGGTTGGATGCTGCAGCCACTCGAACACCGTCATACCCATCTTCCAACGCCTTCATCAAGACTTCAGCGGTTGCATTGCGGTGGCCTGCTGCCTGCAAGCGAACATCGGTATTCCAAGCTTCCAACGCCTTCATCAAGACTTCAGGGGTGGCATTCGAACCATCTTCCATGGCAATCTTATGACCACAGAGCCCCAGTGTTGTCCCGTCATGCGTGCCAAGCTTGGCCTGTCTGTACCAGCCGAATTGAACCTGGACATCTGTCCCTGATGATCTCAAGCCGTCTTGCCTCGCAGTTCCACGAACTTGCATGGGGATATCACTTTTGCTTCCTAGGCTTCTGCTGATTTTTCTTGCCGCCGGGTTGACCAAGCCCCTCCATACGGCGGAAGACGATGGCATTGACATCCATTCTCGCTATTTCTTCTTCCGTCAAGCCATGCAGGCGCAACCTCTCCACAAAGCGGTCACGCTCGCGTATGAAAGCCTCATCAATAGTGATGTCATCATCATCATCATCATCATCATCATCATCATCATCATCTGACGATGCTTTCTTGTCCATCAATGGGAAGTCTTCGGGGTACATTATTTTTCCCTCTATGCATCCATCACCTGCGAGTTTGGCATTGGCCAGGCGGTGGGAGCCGTCGATGATGTAGCCATCGTGGTCCACCAGGATGGGGAATTTCATGTCTGCGTGTTCCACCCTCTTTGTGAACTGGTCTGACGGGTTCTCCATCAATTCACCGAACATCCCCTCAGATGTTTCCGTGTTGCTGTTGATTGCCACCAACTTGTCCACATACATGTCATAAACGGGAAGGTCTTCGGCAGCCTTGATGAGATCTTTCACCCTCCATCTGCCATCTATATTTTCGTAGCTACCATCTTCAGTGGGGTTATAGGATGGCATCCAACCGGAGCTTGATCCGACCTTCTCCCATGAATCGTGGTCAATCATCGGATTCTCACCTTCTGACCTGGCTTGATGCCGGTTGGGTCTTTGATGCCGTTGAGTCTTGCCAGTTCAACCCACCTGCGCGGGTCACCAAGGTGCTCCCGTGCAATTCCCGAGAGCGTCTGACCCTGCCTCACGACAACAGTGTCATCGCCAACCTCTTCCTTCGTCTCAGGTTGTGGGTCTTCAGTGGCGGCCGTCTGACCGCCAGCACGCATCTGGGCCACCAGTTCGACTGCTCGACCCTTCACCTGTCCCCTCCACTGGGATTTTTCCATCTCGGCTGCCGCAGCAGCCCAATCGCCAGCCTCGACAGCGGCGCGCATCTTCTTGAAGCCTGAAAGTTTGTGGCCACCAAGGTTGAATGACATGTTCACCAGAACCTCCTGAATGCCCTCCGGGAGGGAATCAAAGTTCCTGAACAAATTTCTGGCGTCGGCAATTGCAGTCTTCAAATCTGCATTGGCAAGTTTCCATGCCTCTTCTCTCGTGATTGGTCTCCGACCAGACATCACAGCCTCTGCATCAAGACCTGCTGCCATCAGCAGGTCTGCAGCATTCTTGCGCTCCAGGTTGAATCCAATGCCCACGGACAACACGCCCCTGCTGTCTCTGTATGTCTTTGGGCTGAAGCCCTCGTGTCTCTCAAGGGTCTCCAAAAATTTCGGGGATGGGGTAAATGAAGAAGCCGCAACCTGAACGGGCGCCTGAGCCTCACCAGGCTGAGCCCCATCAGATTGAGAAACTGAACCACCCATTGCCAGCGCTGCTGCCAGCCCAAGCGGTGCCAAGATGCCTGCCTCTTTTGCATGCCCATACCAGTTCTTTTCCATGCCATTCATTTCGGCACATGGGGTTCTGAACCTCCAAAGAAGGATGTGGTAAATCACCAAAAGGATTGCCTTGGTGGGAGGGCGTACCAAAATGGTTCATAAAATAGAAATGATGGATCAAGAACAAAAACATGCCCGACGACATGCCCTCTTGTGGATCTACTGGGTTTTTGAAAAAAGAGTAAATCCCACCCTTAATGAGCCAAACGGGGCTGCAAGGAGCATAGATATGCTGTCCTCTGAGTTTCCGAAACTCGTGGAGGCAAAAGAGATTGCGAAGACGGGTGATATGGAAGGGGCCCTTGATGTAGTCAGGGAGGTTATGAGAGATGAGGGTGTCTCTGAAGATGATCTGATAAATTATAAAATTCCCAATAACAATTGGTGGCTGAGGGCATCTCCTGAGGAGAAAAGGACCAAGACCAAGCCATGCCTGAATGGCAAGGAACCGAGCAGGCAGACCACCGTCACCATCGCACAGATGGCAGAAGAGGACATCAACCCCGATGTGCTGCAGTGGCTGAACACCAAGATCGGGGACAGGACACCGCTAGAATGGCTGGGTGAGTGTCCTCAGAGAGACACCCCGCTCCGGCTGGAGAAGTTCCCCTTCTCAAGCGCGGGCAATAACATAACGTCCATCAAGTTGCCCAACAATGACCGTATCATTGGTGTGACCCATGAAGGCTTGGATGTGTTCAATATTGTGTGGACAGGAACCCACGCCCAATATAACGCCATCACAGGCAAGGCCCCCCGCAGCAGAATTCAGGAAATCGCCAGCAGGATCCCGAGAAAGGTCATGTGGGCGCCTCCGGTTTTCTTTAAGAAAACGAAAGTGTCACACCATGAACCATCGAGCATCAAGACGGCTGATGCGTGGACAGAAGGAGGGGGAGACTGCTTCCTTGCCACAATCAATGCTATTGTCAAGAGGCATATGGATGGTCACAGCGGAGACATGCTGGTTCATGGTCTGGTGTGGGGAAGGGGGGGTGCAAGTGGGCACAGGTTCCCTCACGCCTGGATCGAGAACTCTGAAGATGTGTGCATCGACATGTCGAACGGCAAAAACATCACCATGCCATGTCAGATTTATCATGCGCTCGGCGGGATAAGGAAGGATCAGGCGGGCGCATATCGAAGGTACACTATAGAAGATGTGGGCAAAATGATTAAAAGATACGGACACGCAGGTCCATGGGGGTTGGACGAGAGTCTCCAGAGAGTCCCCGGTGATCGTATGGACGACGGAGATGTCTCTCCCACAAAACGACAGCGAACAAAGAAGGCACAGTCTTCACAGCTGCCCAAGAAAACCATGCACATCATGCGTGGAGTGACTGGCTATGGGAAGAGCACACTCTGCAGGCGCATGGCACGCGAACTTGGCGAGGCGGGCGCATCAACCGTCATACACTGTCCCGACGATGCCCACATGACCGCCCCAACTGACGAGCACCCAGATGGCACATACGAATTCAAACCACAGATCCTTGGGGTGATCCATGCAGAAAATCTGCAGAACGCCATACGTTCCATGGAACGCGGTGTTGACCATGTGTTCATCGATGCCACCAACCTGCTGCTGGAGCGGATGAGGCCGTATGTCGAGGCTGCCATCGAAAATGGCTACCAGGTCAACTTTATCGATATGCACGAGCAGCCAGGCGTTCCAACCCATCAGGAACTCATGGAGCGCCACAGGCTTCGTGGAGAGCGGATACCAGGGTTCGACCTGAGTGACATCGTGGGCAGGATGGAGGCGCAATACCAGCCATTCACTGGCAAGACCAACGAGGAGCGGGTGCAAGAAATTCTCGATTCCCGCAATAAAAAATGAACAGGAACACACACACGCAAATCAAAATGTCAAAATCTCAGTGGCAGCAGATCGGCATGAAGGCCGAATGGCTGAAGACTTCTTCCGAAGGGGCAGGTGATCACCGCCCGATGGATCCATAAACACAGACACCACGAGGGAAATTTAATTTCGACCCTGACAAGCTGCGAGGGATATCAGACGTGGGTGGGATCGTCAGCTCATCAGGGGAAGAGAAGAGATCTTCCTCCGTTGGAATGTCGCCAACGACATCAATTTTTTCCGCATCGGCAATCTACATGCAACACAAATTATCACAATCTGGATGGCGACGAATAGGAAAAGAAACAGGCTGGCTGAAGGAAGCAGGCAACAAGCTGGGCGACCTGATCGAAGCAAAGATTGGGTGGGCCCGCACTACCAAAGACGACAAGTACGGTCGAATGCTTGCAGAGATATACTCAGACTCGTCTAGTGCGTCTTTGAATTCTTTGATGATAAATGAAGGCTATGCTTGGGGATACATGGGAGAAACCAAAGCAAAAGACTTTACTTTGTTAGATCAAGTGCGTATAGAAGCGAAAAATAAAAAAGAAAGATGGGGAGAATCCTAAGTCCTAAGTTTGCTGGCATATCCTACATAATTGATATGAATAAAGATAAAACTATAGTTAGATTGATGTCAGAAGAAAATCCCGAAGGAAAATGTCCTTATATTGTATCTTTACCAGAAAAAAAAAGAGGATGGATGGATGTCAACAATGGTCATGCATATCGTTGCTTGCCTTTGAGTGTTGCAAATGGTTTTGGGTGGGAGATTTTAAATCCAATATCTTTTGACGCAACATGGAATGGAGATATTGGATATCAAAATGCCATTAAATTTAATTTCTGTATAGAAAGTGAAGAAGATAATACCTTCATCAAAAAAAATTCTATAAGTTCTCACTTTGGAAATGGTATAGTAACATTTTCATATCTTGGATTTATTTTTAGAACATCCGAAGGACATAACCTATTTGTAAAAGGACCAACAAATCATTTTAAACATGGCGCCCAAGCACTTGAGGCAATAGTTGAAACTGATTGGCTTCCTTATACATTTACATTGAATTGGAAATTGACAAAACCCAACGAAACTGTCCAGTTTTTCAGGGGAGAACCACTGGCTACGATTTTTCCAATTCCAAGATATTATCTTGAATCATTTGATGCAATAGATCAAAGAGAAGATCCAAACTCTGATTTTGCAAAAGAACATAGAAGTTGGGCACAAAAGAGAGAAGAAATTAAGTATGATGCAAACTCCAATCATTCCTTATACACTAAGGGCATTGAGAGTATGGATTCAAAGAAAAAATTTGAAAATCACCAAAGATCAATAAATGGGTGTCCCTTCCATAGAAAGGAAATAAATAATGGAACAATTTCAAGCGAAAACAATTAATGGATTCTTGAGTAAGAGTGAATGTGAAACACTATTAAATTATGCAAAAACCACAGATATGTGGAGACCAATTCCAAATAATTTTTGGGACAAAAGAACTATAAATTATAGAGATTTGCCAAAAAACATTAAAGAGTTGTGTAAAGAAATTATTTCAAGATTACAAATAACACTTCACAATGAATATAATTTGGAAGAAAAAGTATATCCAGATACTTTAGATGTTGTCCGTTGGTTTGACGGAATGAAACAGATTCCACATTGTGATGATATGTCTGATAATGAAGAACAGCATAAGTTATTTGGTGAAAGATATTTTGGTTGTGTAATTTATTTAAATGACGATTATCAGGGTGGTAAAACATATTACACAGAACACAATTTTGAAGTAACACCAAAGGCAGGAACAGTTGCAATGCATTTGGGTGATTGTAATCACAGACATGGTGTTACCGAACTAAAAGGAAACACTAGATATACTCTTGCTAGTTTTTGGGGTTTCAACAAAAATAAGGAAATACAATGAAAAAAGTATGGTCAATAGTAGGAGCGGGTAAAGGAAGTTCTGCGTCCAACCGCACACGCCAAAAGACCCAACCGCACATGAATTTCAACCTGTCAAAATTCCAAATCATAAAAAAACCGGCAGACGAAACCAGAGAGCATACACTGCTCGACCTGTATCCAGAAGGAGAAAGAGAAGCCATCAAGGAGTACGGAGACACAAACCTCCAAGAAGCACAGGGCGTAACCAAGCTTTATCCTGAACGGTTGCGGCTTGAGGAGGCGGGTATGGACGCCCTTGCTGTACATATTTTCAGAGAGATGCAGAAAGAAAGGGCAACCGGAACAAAAAGAGTGTCAGAAAATCTCCAGCTACAGGGAGAGGCCGCAGTAGATAAACTACGCATAGAACAGCGAGACAAGCCCAAATTCAAAAGACTGCTTGCACTCACCGCCTTTCACCCAAACCCGTATGTGAGATTCATAGGGATACGCGATTTCGGGAAAGATATATCAGATCTCCATGTGAAATACCTCGTCAACGATCCAAACACAGAAATACAGTCACAGGCACAGTGGGAGTCTAAACGCAGAGATATGGGTGATCATAACTCTTGACAAATTAACCGTCAGTGGGCAGTTCAGACATGTCGTGGAGGGCACTCTGTGGTACGAACCATGCTGGCGGCCTGCCGCCGTATGTCTTCTGACCATGTGGATACTTCTCTGATCCACGCAGCCAGCCAACCACCCTGAATCTGCACCCATCACCAACCACCAGAACATAAATTTTGTGGTCCGAATCGTCGTTCCGCAGGATCAAGTCAAAATCATCCCTGCTCCTGGTCCTGACCTCATAATTTCTCACATCTGGGGTAGACCTGAATGTGTTGACAGTCAGAGGATCCGAAGATCCGATGAACTTGCGGAAGGCAATCTCGCCTTTTGCCCCGAGGATGTGGTATTCTGAGTTCTTGTGACCAGCTGCTCCGTGTTTGTCGAGCAACCCCATCTTCTGAACGCCATCCATCCTGCGTTGGGCAAGGCTATATGCCTCGGCCAGTTCGTCCCTGTCCAACACCACATGATTTGGTGCTATGTTGTTGTGATTATTTGTGATGTTGTGATGATCCATTTTTTTACTTGTGTTGAGTTGTGATGTTGTGATGATCCATTTTTTGACGGGTGTTGACACCGAGGACTGGCGACCGTTGTGATAACCCATTTTTTGACGTGTGTTGACACCAAGCAGCTTCAACCAGGAGGTTCTTGCGAAGTTGTGATAACCCATTTTTTGACGGGTGTTGACACCATCCCACGCGCTCGACCTAACCGCTATTAGTTGTGATAACCCATTTTTTGACGGGTGTTGACACCTAGATCGTGATGGAACCGCTCTTGCTTTTAGTTGTGATCACCCATTTTTTGACGGGTGTTGACACCTTTACCCAAATGTTGTGATCACCCATTTTTTTTGACGAGTGTTGACACCTTGAGCTGGCGCTCAGAGAGATACTGTTGTGATAACCCATTTTTTGACGGGTGTTGACACCTTTAGCTGGCGTTCCGACAGGTGTTCATGGTTGTGATAACCCATTTTTTGACGGGTGTTGACACCCAATACAGATTTGGAGCACCTCCAAGTAGGTTGTGATCACCCATTTTTTGACGGGTGTTGACACCACCAGCTAGGCATCATGCAGGTACACGAGGTTGTGATCACCCATTTTTTGACGGGTGTTGACACCTCAACCCTGAGACTCGGCAACTCAGTTGTGATCACCCATTTTTTGACGGGTGTTGACACCTTGATCGTGATGGCTGCCGCACACTCATCGGTTGTGATCACCCATTTTTTGACGGGTGTTGACACCCTAGACTTCTAGATCTTTCCCAGCTCATCTGTTGTGATCACCCATTTTTTGACGGGTGTTGACACCACAGCTCTTTGAGCCCTGGGGGTGGGAGAGGTTGTGATCACCCATTTTTTGACGGGTGTTGACACCATAAGATGGGTAATGCCCTAGCGGGCACCCCACGTGTGTGGAGTGCTTTACCCTGCAACCATTTGATGTTGTCCACAAACAGGCTGATGCCACATGTGGATCCAAAAAAGAGGCGTGCAGTTTCCAGAGCTGGGTATTTCAGGAGATATTTTTGGATATCACCCCGCAGAAAGTTTTTTGTGCAAATCGGTTATGATCTGCACGAACTTCCCGAATGGGATGACCCCTCCAAAGACAGGTCCCTGCCGACCCCCATCATCACAAGCTGGGTCGGTGCCGCAGTAGAGGTGTTTGAAATCTCTCATTGCAGCATCCCTGTTGATTTTTGTACCGTCGATATTCGGATGAGAAAGATTGAGAGCAGCATAGAGGTCTCTGTCAACGGTCACACCGTTCCTGACAATTTCCCTCACGTCTGCCCCCAACTTAGTATACGCACGTCGTGGGTTCTTCTCAAAAATATCTGTGCCAGTTGCTCTGTATTTTTTCTGATCAACCAGATACAGATGCCCCTCTGAAACCTTCATGGGGTTTTTTCTCAGGTCAATCGATCTCCTTCCGCATCTGTTTGAAGCTACGAACATTGCGTTTCTGAATGCCCCAGGAGAACCGCGCTCCACGCCGCGTCCGTGGTCTTTTGCCCAGCCCGCAACATCTCCGCCCTCCGAAAACAGACGGCCGCCGATGCAGCCGATGAAGGTTGCAACCCTGTTGCGGAGGTTTTTTCTGGCCTCTACGATCTGACCCTCTGTCCTCTTCATCCTGCGATGCACATCTCTCACTCTCGCGGTCCAAAACTTACGCTGCAGGCGTTTGCCCTCCCCCCACGCACCACCTTCGCGGATGATCCCCAACTCTGTTGCTCGGAGACGACACCCCTCGCTGAACCTCTTTTGTTGGCGCAGCAGCCGCCTCTCGCGTCCTCTGCACTCTTCAACGGTTGATAATTTTCCGGCGAACACAGTGAGACCAGTCGAATCATCAACAATGTTTACCGAGACGGTTTCAGTACCCAGATCAACACCAACGGTGCATCCAGGGAGAAGATTTTCCCTGTCACGCAACTTTCTGCACGAGTAGAGGATGTGCACATACCACAGCCCGCGATGAAAAACTGGCATGACCGCACGCACCCTGCTCACAACCTCCCTGTCCCTGATGATGTGTACCAGATCGTCGCGCTGCCTTCCTTTGTCCTGCCGTGGATCCCTCAGGGAACACCTGATCCTGTGAACATTCTCAGGCCGGTCTCCGATGATCCTTCTGCTGGCACCACTCCTCCGCACAAGGAGGTAGAATGTTCCATCACTCATCAAAACAAGCCTCCCACCGTTCAGAGAGGTTGTCCTGTCGCCAGTGCCGCACCGATGTCTGCGTCCTCCCCGACGCAGGCGGAAACGGTTTCCGTGACCGCTGTTCCGGATGCCGTTTGAGAAATTTTTACCCACCTCCTTTGCAATTTCGCACACATTTGTTGGGGAGAGGTGAGCTCCGACCCACCCGTCGAGGATGTCACCACCCGCCCCATCATCATGTAGGCCCCACACGTGGTCTTCGACCTCACACCAACGTTTACCACGCAGTAGCGCCCTGGTGAAATAGTGTGTATTCCCCTTGTACGAGCCCCACCTCTTGCGAAATTCTTCGAATGCGGCGGCGAGCGGCGTGTCCGCGCCCGCTCCACCCCCCACCTTCCCACCGAAGAGTGAATCCCCCAGCCGACGGCACCCCTCGTCAATTTTCGTCCGCTCCCTCTCAAGTTTTTCCACCCCCTCCACATCCCCCGCCAGCCGTGCGGTGCGTATCAACCCAGAAACCTCTCTCCTGCGCCTCACCATCCCCTTCCACCTGTCAACCTCAACCTTTCTTGCGGCCCCCGACACACCCGATGCCCCTGCGTACAGGACATTCTGCCGCTCCTGGGACCCATTTGCAAGGTTGCAGTGGTGGTTCAACTGGTCAACCGCAGTTTTGTAGACATGCGCGCATGCGAGCTCCCTGTTTTGCAGACATTTCACCGCAGCTGCATCCGGATGGATCGGCAGAATCATCGATTTGTGAAGTGGTTCTGAAGAATTCTTATTTTTTGCCCGGCGTTCCTTTGTCGTCTCCCCAGCGCCCGGCGGGGCACCCTGGTCTGAGTTCCAAACCTCAACCACACCACCATCACGGGGTGACTCCACACCAGCTAACCCTGCAATCAGACGTCCAAGCCTGCGGTCATCCATGATTTTCTTTTTATGTCTACCCATGCCCAAACTATACGGGCGGCGACCCCCCAAAATGACCCCATCCGACCCCGACGCCAGATTCCCCCCGTAACAGTCCCCACCGGATCCCACCACCTGTCGAGAAAAGAGAACATGAGACCCTTCACCTCATTCTGGCAGAAGTTGGGGGGCATCCGCTGGCGGTTCCGTTTTGTCCGCAGCAGCGAGATCCCCAACGACAGGTGGGCCGACTGCAGCGACCCGTCCGACCCCAAGAGACAGATCAGGGTGCGTCAGGTTCTCAGGCGCCGTGCGAAGCTCGAGACCATCATCCATGAGGCCCTCCATGCCCAGTGGCCAGACGCGTCGGAGGAAACGGTCAGCCGCCACGGGCGCGAGATGTCGCAACTCCTGTGGCGGTGCGGGTACAGGCAGGTTGACGACCCCTAGAGGTCAAAAAATCCCCAAAAAATCCCCAAAAAATTCCCAAATTCGGGGTGTCAAAAACACCCACCCACAAATTTTCGGGGGTGAAGACATCTCCACCCCCAAAAAAAGACACCTCCACCCCAACGGAACCACCCCACCCAACACCTCTTCATCTCAGCCTCAATTTTCTTCTCCTCTTCTTCCCCAGAGCCCTCTTGGGAGATGGGTGACGGGATTCCAGACGGGGCAGATACATCAGAAGCAAGATGCGTACAATGATGGGGTAAGATATGTATGTATAGGGGAGAAAAGAGAGGGAGCAGATCGTGAAAAATAGAACCAATGCAGAAGGAGAGAACTCCATAGGAGGGCTTTCTCTAATCTCCATCATCACCATCTGTGCACTCATGCTTTTTCTCCTGGTGGGTGGATGTCCCAGCACAGACCATCCCCACCACCCCGCCGGAGCATCCTCCCCACCGTTGCTGGAGGAGACCCCGCCACAGAACCCCCCTGCCCAAGACGAACCCCCTGCCCAAGACGAACCCATCCTCGGAGATG